TGTTTTATTATTGTTCCATTAGTATCAAGTGTAAACATGTTTATGTCATCTTGATAATAATCATATACGGTTGCAGTTGTCCAATTGATCCTTTCAATTACCGGTGAAATATCATTAGTATTTATCTTTTTTACAAAAAATATATTTTTGAATGTTTGATTGCTGTATTTCGTATCTTGTGTTGGTGCAGGAGGTAAAGTATCATTGTCCCAAGGAAGAACCCTAGATAGAAAACAATAGAGTGAACCTAAGATTTGTCCAGTCACAGGAATAGTTGCTGTCGGTGAGTAGTACACCGATGCAACGTTGTAGAGAGAATTGCTAATTGTTAAAATACCATTATTTGCTGACATTATATAATCCTATTAAGCGTGAATAACGGAAACAAACGTGTTTGCAATATCTTGATTGAAACTAATATATCTCGCACATATTGTCGAAGTACTTGGAATCGTATAGGTAGTAGCATTCACCGTAGAATTAAGTGCAGAACATCCGTGAGTAAATGTTTGGCTACCACCTGATGTATTTGTAATCCAAATTTCGACAACTTTACCGGCGAGAAAGTTTGAAAGTGATACCGTCACACCAGCAGAGGTGTTTGCTTTCATTATTGAATCGTTTGCAAAATTTAATGTAATTGCAGTTTGTGCTCCGTTAAAAATTCTTGGAGTATAAATGAAACCTTTTCGTGGTTCAATTGAACCTAAAAACTCCGCAGAATCTCCGTTAAATGATGCAATTTTTTGGATTGTATTTGAACCTATCGGTGCATTCCAGAATTCAATACGGGTGCCACGAGCCGTGTCCGTGTAATTTTCCGATGCAACGAAATCAATTTTCGATGTTCCAAGCGGAGAAAATTCGGTTGTACCAAAACCATTTCCTGAAATTCTCATAATAACGTCATTATTTTGAGTTGCGGAAGGTGCTGCTGCGGTACCCCTACCATTTCTACCAGCTATTACAGAATAGTTGTTTGATGATCCAAAGGTATCTAATATAACTCTTGCAGGTAGTCCAATTTTGTTTGTGACATGGATCATATAACCATCTTGGGATGGAGCTTGTTGCACACCACCCAAAGAACCTACAATCTCAAGTAATGCATTACCCGAAGGTGTTACAGACGAAACAAAAGATGCGATATTAGATGTTGCAATGCTATACATCGAAACGTTACCTAAAATCTCTAGGTTTCCGTTAAATGTTCCTGAAGCATTTGCGAGTGCAGAATTAGCTTTATTGAATGCTGCCTGTGTGAATGTGTTTTGTGTGGAAATATTTCCTGTTATTTCACCCCTGAGTGTGGCTACGTTAGCACTTATTCTGGTATTGATTATAGAATTAGCTGTTGCTGCATTTGCAGTAATTTCACCTCTTAATGTAGACACATTAGCAGAAACTCTAGAGTCTACTGCCGAATATAAAACAGCCGTGTTTTGGGTAGTTCCATCTGCAAAAATCAAAGGCTTTTTGAGTAACTTGAAACCTGTATCATAAATGAATTGTGCAACACGACCGGATTCATCAATAGAACCTTGAGTGAACGTGATATCTTTACCTGTCGTTGTTGTACCGATAACAAGATTGCCACCATTCAATGTTGGTGAGGTGCTACTTCCCTGTACAATCAAGTAACCGTCTAGTGCTTTTGCGAAAGTAAATCCCGGATAGTCATATGTTGAACCATTCAACCCCATATCAATATAGTAATCAGAATCTGTTCCTGTATCCGCCGTGATGACAATATCACCTGATCCGTTGCCAGTTTGATTTTCCAGGTTGATCTGCATATATGCTGCTGAGTTACCTGTAAATTGACCCGCAACGTTTGATAAAACTGTGAAATTATTACCAACGACCAAGAAATTATTTGAATAAAGACCTGCGGCTAATGTGGTAAGTGTCATCTTACCGGTAATGTTGGTCGGTATATCCAAACCAACAATTACAGTATTTGCTGTGTTTGCATTAATTGTGGAAAGTGCCGGCAAATCTGAAATTTTTACTGTTGACATATTTTTATCCTATTATCAAGATTGTACCATCTTGAGTTGTTATACTTTGGCCGGATTGAGTTATTAATTCTGGATAGAAAATTGATCCGAGAGTGTTGTAAATATTTACTGAACCATCAAATGCTGTTATATTTCTAGAAACGGAAACGTTTGCTGTATTCGATGAGAATGGTATGGTTGTATTAGCAAAGATGACATTATTTGAATAACTTACATATGTAACCGTTCCATAAAATGCACTAGATCCACTAACAACTCTTATGCTATCTCCAACAAACACAATATCTTGCATTTTATTGGAAGTATTGCTATATTCACCATTGTTGATAATATCACATTCGTTTGTAACTGTATGTATATTTATTCTATTGTTGGATGTGGTTACGTTTGCCGTTGCAACGTTAGCAAAAGATGAGAAAACATTATCTTTAATTACTACGGTGTTACTTGTGTAGTTAACTGAAATAATTTGTGAGTATACATTAGGTCCGTTGTTTGAATTTATAGAAAGTTTTCCACCAGGAAAAATGATTTCTGCAATGTTTGCACCTGCCAACAAATCAAATTTAACAATGTTATTACTATTATTGGTAAAGTTTGTATAAATTGATGCATTCGATGCTGCTGAACCTGTGTAGTAATTCAGTGAGTGTGAATTTGCCTGAAAACTTTCTCTATGTATATCTAATGTTTCTTGAGATTTCAGTGCATTAATAGGAATAATTTTTGTTCCGGAAGGATGCAATAACTTAAATAATACATCTTTGTATGCATCAAATGATTTCTGTACAGTAAGTTGGTAAGTGAAATTATTATAGTCTTCGTTTTCCAACACTTGGAAGGAACTTGGGAAACCATCATCTTTCAGATATTGTCCCTCACCAACAATTAATCCATTCAAGAACTTTGCTGTTGCCTCTGCCGCGCCGTTTCCGTATGTGCGAATACCATTTTCGAAAATATAATTTCCTGCCGAATCCAATGTATTGTATGAAGTAACTAAATCGAGATGAATATTTGAACCTAAAACTCTATCTGTAACATTTAATTGTAAATTAGTTTTTGTGTTTGATGTATAATTGTATGTTCTCAACAAATAAGTTGAGTTTGCAGGTACAGCATCAGGCGTCAATAAATTAATTGAATCAACATATGCCCTAAACACAGCAGTATTTACATTCGCGCCTTGAAATAACAATTCACCAGTCTTAACGATGTTGCTCAGTGAAACATTTTTAACCACCAAATCTCTCACACGAAGGGAGATTAAAGGTGCAGAAATGTAATCTTCACCGAAATTTTCAATTACGAATGACGTAATGGCACCAATACCACGTTCATCTGCAACAGGATTCAATACTGCACTTTCACCCAAGACTGTGTACACATTCAATACTGCACCTGTACCACCACCGACGCTCAAAACATTAAGTGTAGGTAAATGTGAAGATGAGTATCCTATACCACCTTTTGGATATGTTATTATCGAAGTAGTGTTCGGATAACGATATTGTGTGGAAATGATTGAGCCTGTCGTATTGACTGTAACGTTTGCATTTGCTCCATTTCCGTGACCATCAAAAAAAGTAATTATGTCTCCATTAGCATACCCTGTTCCAGGAGTCGTAATTGTAATTGGACCCAGAATACCAAGAGAACCAACATGACCTTTAATTTTCAAATTTTCAACAATTTGTGGATCGTTTGTATCATACAAAGATTCGGCTCGAACTGTTGGAAGCGAACTATATCCACCACCTCCGTTATTTAACAACACCGATGCAATTGCAAAGGTTGAGAATGAGGTGAAAGTAACTGCATTTGCAATTGTAGTATTTGCCGATTTAATAAATGTTGCTGTTCCTGTTCCCGTACCAACGTCAGTTGCAGTGAATGTAACACCAATTGTACTCGATGTTGCACCAATGAGTGTAAAGTCTGTATCACCCACAACCAAAATTGTATATTTTTGATTAACTATAAATGATCCTGCATTAATCGTAGTACCCGCAGCAAATGCTGTGTAACTACCACCAATTATCATGTTTCTAATACTCGTACTTAAGTAATCCTGAGGAACAAAATTGACATCAATTTGTGTTGCAGGGTTAACTGAACCAACGTTTGCAATTGCACCAGAACCTCCACCACCGGAGATTTGAATATAGGTATTTGGGTCTTCTCTGTAACCATAGGAACCATCAATTAAGTTAATTGCACGGAGTGAACCTGTAGTAGTTTCTTTTACAAATGCAGTTGCACCTATTCCCGAATCAGAATTCAAACCACCATAAAAAACGACCGGATCTCCTGAATAAGTAGCCGAACGCCCTACGTAAAGTTGCCCACGCTTTTTCGAATTTATATTTATTGAAGAAATTGATCCTAGGATTTTTGCAGTTAGTGTTGTCGATCCTACAACAGAAGAATTTACTGCAACACCATTTTTGAAATACATAGGTTGATTGTTATTATCAACAACTTGAATATCTTCACCTGATTCAAACAATCGTCCAATGTCGGAAATATAAAGTTCAATTCTATTACCAACCGAAATACCGCGTTCGATTGTTGCAATAGACTTTGAAGTTAAACCAATAATTCTTAAGTTTTGAACTGATAGAAATGTTTCATCATTCGTTGCCAGTCGCAGACTTTTGGAGACATACCATTTACCATCAGATGCTTTGAAAACTGCATCCCGAGTTAAGAAAATCTCAGCATCCGAATTGTAAAGTGCCCTGAACAGAAATTGGTATGATGCCGGAGTACCTTTAATTTCATATAGTTTCTTTGCAATTTTTACTAACTTTGTTTTATCTGCCAGTGCAGAAGTCGGGAAATTAGGAAGAAAGTCGTTGACATAATAATCAATAAATTTATTGAAAGATTCTCCCGGCTCTCTATAATCAACATCTTGATAATTTAAAAGATTTTGGGTTCCGTACACTACACCCTCTTTGTAGTCTCCGATATTTTGTTGTTCCATCCACTCATAATATGCCTGAATAAATGCAACAAAAGTTTCATTAGACCTGACAAATTCAGGTAACTGTGAAGATACTTTCGTCGAGGTTTTATTTGCTAAATTTGTAGTCATTATTGTGACGCAGTAACGGTTACAGTGATTGCTTCCGGATCAAATTGGTCGAGTGCAACAATTTTATTGAATGTAGATGAAACTATAGTAGAATTTGGTACTACAGAAATTGTGAATTGCCCTAACGGATCATTAATAGCTATTGGTGCAAAATTGGTGAGTGTCACCATACCCTTTGCATAATCAACTGAACCCGCATCCGAATTTAAAATAATCTTTATGTTATTACTATAGTAATATGTTCTGAGTGTTCCTAAAGAACCTTCGAGTGTAGCATTTGCAAATGCTAATGCACCAGAAGAATCACCGGAGGCAGGAGTAATTGTGACAATTGCTTCAGTATAATTTAATCCTGGGTCAGTAATAACGATACTATTAACTCTGCCGCCAGCAAGAACTGCATATGCAGTTGCGCCTATTCCATCTCCAGTTATTTTAACTGTTGGAATTTTAGTGTATCCGAAACCTTGATTAACAACGTTAATTGATGCAACACCACCAATTGAGGTTGGCACTTCTTCAAAAAGCACACCTGTCCTAATTGCATTTGATGAGTTTATATCCCTAACTGAAAAATCTGGATAAGATGATACACCAGCATTATAGTAATTTCGTTTTAATTTTGTGCCAAAATCTAAGAAATATGTTGTTGCTGAGTTCAGTGAAGGATAAATCTTTTTCTGTAATCTAATTGTAGATTCATTTGTAATGATCGAAAGATCCGAAGATTGTATAGAAGTAATCAATTGTGGCATTTTGAATGTTGAATTGAATGTGTTGAGCGTACTCGATGCAAAATTGGATATTGCACTCTTTACAATCTGGTTTATTTGCCCTGAATTATATGTCGTTTTTCTTGCGTCGAAATAAACAGTAGAATCAATTTTAACAAAAGTGTAGTCTGGATCAACTATTGTTGGTGTAACAGTAAGCACAGAGATTGGTCGAATTACTTCCGAAATTAAACGTTCTTTTTGTGTTTGTGTCAAAGTAAAACCTCCGGAAGGTTTAATTGCACAGAACAATTGCCCATATACTGGAGGTACATTTTCTTCACCTCCCCATACGGAAACAGATTCAATCGGTAGATTTGTTGAATTGTTTTGAATTAAGTAGATGTAATCTTCTTTTGTTACTGCACGACCTTGAGCCGCATATGCCTTAGGTGCAGTATATTTGATTGATGCAATACTTTCTTTGTCACCACCTAATGTTGCAGAATCAATAGAGGTAATAACTGTGTTTGAATAACCAGCAATAGGAGACAATAAAGTAAATGAGTTTGCACCAAAAGATGCAGTTCCATTTGTTGTAACATATGTAATATTTACTACGTTGTTATTTATCAATAAAGAACCTAATATTCCATCACCAAAATAAATTTCATACTTGCCGTTCGTTCCTTCTTGTAGGAAGTATACTTTGCTCGAAGGTGTTAATGTTGTATAATCTGACGCCTGTGTGAATGTTTGTGAGATTAAATTTGTAGAAGATTCTTGGACACTCACTAAAATTGTTGAAGTATCGACAGCGGCTTCAGGAATCTGAAATATGAGTGATGGATTTGCAGTTGTATTAACCGTGTAGACAATAGCTGAATATAAACCTTGAATAATTTGTAAATCGTTAAATGTCGCAGTATTGGAAGAAACGGCAATCGTTGTTGAATCTGATGTCAGAAATGTATAATTGATATTATCAATTGCTTCGGAGATGAACGGAGTATTTTTCGGTATTGATAGTGTTGCACCCGAAACTCCATTCACAACCAACTTAATAACTGCCTTTGGTGCAGCCGCAGATTTTGGAATATAGTTTAACATTTTAGCATGTGAAACGACTGAGTTTCTTTGCACTGCTGAGTCTAGAAACATTTCGTTTGCAACCATGTTCAGGTAATATGCATTATATTGTGTATTGTATGCAAGTAAATCTACTAAAACAGACAAAGCTGAACCATCAAAGTTGTAATCTTTAAGTGTGTCCTGGTTCTGAAGAAAATTCTTCAGACTTAATTTGATTGATCCAAAATCAAGATTGGTTATTTGTAATCCGGAATTAGCTGTTGTTGCCATTATCGTGTTCTCTCAAGAATTATGTTTATTGCTGTTGGCTCGACATTATTTCCAATATAAAACTCTAAAGAAACAGAGTATGCATTATCTTCCGATTTTTCATAAATTGTCACTTGTATCAGATTAACCCTAGGTTCGAAATTATTTACTACTGTTTCTATTTCGGTTTTCAAACTTTGTGCAGTAAGATAATCTAAGGGTTCAAATAGAAGTTGTTCAATTCTTGAGCCAATGTTAGACTGAAAAGGCCTTTCATAATTTTTAGTCAAAAGCAAATATCGAACTGAACGAATAACCGCCATTTCGTCATAACTCAATGCGATATCATTTTTACCAGGCGTTCTAGTAAAAGAAAAATCGAGGTCGGCGTATAATTTGTTTAGTGTTTGTGCCATGTGGTATTTATGACGTATTGGATGTGTTTGCCAGATTTTGTTTCAATCTATCCGTACCTATTAAATTATCAATCAAATAAGATTGTGTATTACCAATATTGTCAAATTTACTCAATGAAATTGAATTTGTAGCCAAAGCTATTGAATTGGAAAAGAATGCCCAGTCTGAAGTCCTGCGAAGATTTGTATAATTCGTGACTGAAGTTATATTGGCAACTATATTATTGTATTGTGTGAGTGTAATTTCCGAGTTTCCTGTGGGCCCAATTGAACCTTGGAGTGTCAATAAATCATTATATAACATAACCGAGTTTGCTGTCAATTCGTCATTAATGAACAGTGAAGTCAAACTTCCCAACATTGGAGTAGTATTCGATAAACCGTCGGTTGTACTAAGAATTCTCA